TTTCGATAGCTTCAATATCAGCCTTAGACTGATCCATCAACCCTTTAAGCTGGGCCCCAAGCAGGAAGTTATAGCTCTTCAGTATCCCTACTTTCTTCATCATCAGATTCAGGTAATGTGAATCGATCATACCCAATTCAGTTGGTGTCCAACCCTTTTCAAGCAGGAAGGACAGAGAAAGCGTATTAAGCATATCTAACACTTCCCCGACAGCGGCAAACTTCTCCTTACTTCCCAGAATTCCATTACTGGAGAACCGGCCACCATCACTATCGCAGCAGACAATCAGGCATTCCTGCTGACTCGACAATAGCAAATCTGGAACAGACAGAGCGACTGGGATTGGATGATTATGCACAAGTATCCCTCCCTTTTGACACAGACCAGCCTTAATCATTGGTTCCAGATCAGTGTCCTTCTCCTCCCCAGCCACTACAAACAATTCCTTCCCTTCTGGGGAAAGATGAATGCAGTGTTCCTTCCCATCCTGCCCCAGCAGCAATACCTTATCTATCGCTGCAGTCAACACCTCACTAAACTCTTCCAAAGTCTTAATCTTCATTCTTATTCTCCTAGCCCTATCTAAAGAGCATTACCTGCACTAATTAAGAAGCATCATCCTTGCCCTCAGTCGGCTTTACCGGCCCTCCAATTGCAACCATACTTGCCACTACAAACAGGATCAGCGGAAGCCAGATCATGCTAATAAGTCAAGATCATCCTGATCCAGACTCCCAAAAGCATTAGCAATCTGATTCCCCACCGTCCGATATCCCACCAACCAATCTTCCTTCAGTTCAACCGGAAGGGAACAATCCCCCACTTCCAATCCATAGCTCCTCGCCACAGCCCCCATCTTAACTGCATCCTCCTTACTAATAGCATGCATATATCCTCCCATCTAACTGAGTTCTAGCGAAAAGTGCTAGGATTAACCTACCTTCTCTCTATCTAAGGAGAAAGAGGTTAATCTTAGAACTATCCTTGTTTAAACGCCTCATCCATCGAGAGAAAAGAGATATTAGCCTGAAGCCATTTCAAGCTAACAGTAGGTGGCGCAATATCCCCCTTCTCATCCAGCCCTGTCACCAAACCATTACCGGCCAAGGGAGAAGGATACCCACTGATAGTAAAGAACTCCTGCTTAACCTCCCCATCATAACAAAGCCCGGTGTCATCTACAAAAATTGCATCCTTAGCCTTGTTAAACTGAACCAGATCGAAGCAATCAACCTTCATTACCGGCGTAGACAACAGATCATAAGTCTGTTTATATCCCAATTCCGGTTTGTACTCAATTTCCTTAACTTCCTTAGCAAAGGCATCAATCAAATAAGCTCTCATCTTAAATCCCCTTCAACCAGAGAGAACCATCCGCTGCCCTCACCACATGATCGGCATGCGACGGCAATGGCTTAACAAAGTCACAGCGCAACTCCGGACCACAAGCATCACCGTGTGAAGCACAACCATTCAACAGAAAAGTACTCAACAGGAGTACCATTAACAGAATAACTTTCATGAAACATTCCCCTTAATTAACCCTGACTACCACTAAACAGCACAATGACATAGCTGCGCATCCGCCGACCATGCTCCTTTACCCTACCCACAATCATAACAATAATACCCACGATCACTCCCAGTGATAACTAACCAACCTTAAGTAGTCACATGCTGGCATACGATATCACCCCGATAGTAAAAGTTCCCACCGGCCCGAATACATTTAATAGCCTCCTTTCGAACCTCCGTTCCTAACATCTTCAAACTCGGCTCAGCAAAGCCGGAAGGATGATGATAGCCAGAAGCTATCCCTTTCCCCTCATCCATAGTAGCCCCTAAAACAGCATTAGAGCCTGTTAGAGCCATTATCAACAGGGAAGCTACTACCCCCTTACCCAATCCGCCCATTTTCATAGAATACCCCTTAAAATTGTAGGAGAGGGCTGACAGTTTCCTACCTACCAGCCCTCAGCGTCAGCACTTTGCAGTTACCTCAAAAGCGTCAGCACTTTATCCTAACCACAGAGCGTTTGCCCTAGGTCAATAGAGATAAAACTCATTCCCGATCTCCTGCTGCACCCGGCTACTCACCACAAGCCCGGAGAAACGATCAATACACCACACCGCCGCCGAGCAGGCCGGGAACCACGCCTCTGCGTTCCGCCGGAAAAAGACATACCGGATCGAGCCGTAGCTATCCACCACTGCATACCGGGAGACAAACTGCTTAAGGCCCTTAATCATCACAAGCCTCCTCTCCTAACAACATCCCCAGCGTCAGCACCGGCTCAGTCCCCTCATACGGCGGGATAACCGGGGCCGGTTCCTTCCCCACCTCAATAGTCAAGCTCTTCAGCCCCAGCCCAGAGAGCCAAGAACAGACAAAGCCGTTCCTCGTATAAACCCTTAGCATAATTATTCTCCTAGGTAAAATGATCTCATCAGTACCGGCTTAACCGGCAGACTCTCCCCCTGTGGGGAGAGTTTCGACCTATTCCCTACTTACACAGCTCTAAAGCCATTCCCATTGCTTTAGTCTTCAGACTATCCCCGGCCCCATACCAGCTATTAGCAAGCCGATGACTCTCACTCTTAGCATTCATCCCATGATCCACATACTCAGTAACCCCATTAACCCAATCCCACAGGCTTTCCCCGTTATTCCCCTTCCCCCCATTAAACAGCTGAATAATTCCCTTATACCCCTTGCTCTCCTTAACATCCTCCTTCTCCGTCCCCCCGATCATCAATTGCTGTGTCAATTCAGAGGCCCGCATCTGACTAACAGGTCTGTTAGAAAGCATCCTCGATGCCTGCACAAAGCTGGCAAAGCTATTAGTCACAATCCCCAGTCGATCTTTCACCGCAGCATGGTTAAACGACGTCCGATGGCTAATCTTAATATCCCCCGCATCCTTACTGGAAAGGGCCATACTCAGCGTGTTATTACAAACCACCCTCACCGTTGTAAACTTCGCCGTAGTCGCCATACTGCCATCGCAACTCGTCGTCAACAACAGATACCCATCTACCCGATCCTGTCCCAGAATACAGGCAGACTCATTAATACTTGCCAAAGCCCAAAACCTCTTCCCACCAAACATCGTTCCAGCCGTATGCAAGGTGAAGCCACTATCAGCCACCAAATCTCGAAAGAACTCCAACACCTCCGGAGGCTGCACAATCTTATACCCTTCCCCTACAATCCCCAGAGGAGCCTTAGTATCACTCCGAAACAGCACATGATGCTCATTGAACACCTCAGCCTCACCAAACCGCACCCGACTCCTCTTAACCAGCCAGTCCATCCCTGCTTCCTGCTGCCAAGCCTCAATACTTGCCCCTTCAGTAAGCCGCTGGCCCAGACCGTGCCAAGGCACCTCACCCATATATGCCATCTCAACCATCCCATTAGCCCGCTCAGTCAATGCATGCATACCAATCTCCTCAATTACTCCAGTTATCCCACAATAGGGAAGGTCTCATCAGTGCCCGCAATACGGACAGACTCCCTAGGTAGGGAGTTTCGACCTATCAATCCTCTAATAAACAGAGCCGGGCGTCCACTGCTCAGCAGTCTTAAGGGCATCCTCCTTATCATCTGTATGATAGTCCGCATCCATCAACCTCGAACTATACGAGAAGAACCTCACCACATATTCCTCCCAGCCACCATCCCAATAAACCTTAGCTACATTCCCGCCATTAGCCGCAGTAAGCGTCTGCACCAATATCTTAACACCTGACATAATCATCTCCTTAGTTAATGAGCACCACTTCCCATCCAAGAACCTATAAGGTATCACGAAAGTAAGGCAGTTCCATTGTATCTAACTATCAAGCTAATAGGTTAAGGCTATCCACTCACCTCCTTCATACCATCTGCCCCCTCTGAACCACCTCTGAGCGTTGCATGCATGCTTCACTCACTCTTCACATTACTTCTAGGTCTGTTAGTAGGGTTAGGCTAGGTTAGGTTAGGCGGCTATCGCACAGGCAAGCATGCTAGGCTCTCCTTATCTTAGGCAAGCAGTGAGAGGGCACACGCACGCCTCACCTGCCTGCTAACAGGCTGCTTACCTGTTCTCCCTAGTAGACTCACTCACCCACACAAGCAGCGTGAAAACGCACGCGACAACACGCGGCACGCTGCGGGCGCGCATCCAGATAGGGTGCCCCGGACAGAGAGGGGGTAGGGGGCAAATCCATCCCATGAAAGTTTGTATTAAGGAGGTTTGAGTTAATTTTTTGCCGCAAAACCTAGGGATCGTGTTAGAGTGATAGTGGGATTGTTGTTGGGATAACTGGGAGGTTAGTGTGAATGAGACTTTATTGAAGGTTGCGGGCATGCAAGTTAAGGGGGTGAGCTTGCAAGGGATCGCCGAGGAGTTGGGAGTAAGTGTGGAGTGGGTCATGCAGGTCACAGGGACGAATGGATATTTGGTGGTTAAGGAAGCGGTCGTGGAGGGGCGGGTATGACTCAGTTATTGGGGAGGAATTTAGTACCGGGGAATCAGCAGTTACCAGTTGAGGGGGAGCAGCTGGAGATGTCGGCTGAGGGGAATAGTCATGAGGATAATGTTGATCCGTTTGCAAGGGAGGCGGTTACTATTTATCTGAAGTGTGGTAGTCTCGCGCGCGTAGCCCGGGAGTTGGGGACTACGGTTTATGAGTTGCAGAAGCTGGCGAAGAGTCAGTGGTGGACTGATGAAATTAGGTTGCAGAGGAGTGTTGAGCAGGCGGAGTTGGATAGCACGCTTACGAATGTTCTAGGGTCGGCTCTGGCAAGGGTGGCGGAGAGACTGGAGCAGGGGGAGCTTATGATCGATAAGCTGGGGAATGAGCATTGGATACCTGTTTCGGCTAGTGCACTCACTAAGCTGATTGCTGTTGTGTTTGATAAGCGACAGTTGATACGGGGGCTGCCTACGGCTGTTACGAATGAGAGTAGCAAGTTGAGTGAGCTTGCTGAGAAGTTGGAGGAGTTGGGTCGGGCTACTGCTGCGAGGACTCTGGAGATGGGTGAGGCTGGCGCGACGGATATTCAAGATGCCTAGGCTCGCCAAGAATCTGGCAGTAGCCGGGCTGTCGGTAGAGAGAATCCCTCTCACACCGGCCCTTATGGAAGGGTTCGTTACCCTTTACCTGCTGGATAGATTCGATAGCCCCCATCCTATTCCTAACCTGCATAGGATCATCTGGAGGATGTTCTGCGCGAGTGATCCACTAGTGGCTATTGCCGCTCCTCGCGGGCATGCTAAATCTAGTGCCGGTACGTTGGCCTTCTGCTTAGCCTCCGTGTGCTTCGGTGCGCAGGACTTCGTGCTGATTATTGGAGCTACTGAGCAGCTTGCTAGTGATCAACTTAAGGATATAGGATCGGAATTAAGGGAGAATGACGCCCTCGTCTCTCAGTTTAAGATCACCTTAGTGGTTGATAATGATACGGAGATCATCGGTACGATTGGTGGGAGGATGTTTAAGCTGATGGCTAAGGGAGCTCAGCAGAAGGTTCGGGGAGTTAAGTGGAGGCATAAGAGGCCGGGTCTGATCCTGATAGATGACATGGAGGAGGATGAGGCGGTTCTGAATGTTGAGCGACGGATTAAGTTGAGGGAGTGGGTTGATAATGCGGTTATCCCGCTAGGGTCAGATGCTTGTATTATTAGAGCGGTGGGCACGATTATGCACTTTGATAGCTGGTTGGAGAGGTGTATTAGTGTTAAAGATAGTCCGTGGGTCACAGCTCGATTTAGGGCTCATCAGGATTTCGATGACTTCTCTAATATACTTTGGCCGGAGAAGTTCACCGAGAAGAGATTGAGGATGCTTAGGGATATCTTCATTGCTAATAATAATCCCAGTGGCTACTCGCAGGAATATCTTTCGCACCCGATAGCCGAGATGGATTCCTTCTTCCGGCGCGATGACTTTACTCCCATGGAGGATAAGGACAGGAAGAGTCCCAAGAACTTCTACATCGGTGTGGACTTTGCCATCAGTAAGGCGGACAGGGCTAATAAGACTGCTATGGTCGTGGGAGGGATGGACCCAGAGAACTTTCTGAATATTGTAGATGTTAGGACTGGTAGATGGGATTCTCTCGAGATTATTGACGAGATGTTTAAGCTGGAGCGGTTGTATAAGCCTCAGTTCTGGATCATTGAGAAGGGAACTTTGGAGAAGAGCCTAGGCCCGATTATTAACTTTGAGATGATTCGCAGAGGTATCTTTATGAATATCCAGACCTTCCCGCCGACGAAAGACAAGCAGACTCGCGCACAAGGGATTAAAATGCGTATGCGCGCGCGGGGGGTAAGGTTTGACAAAGAGGCTGAGTGGTATCCCGGCTACGAGATGGAGATGATGCAGTTTCCGCGCTCCGGCAAGGATGACCAAGTTGACGCCACTGCGTGGTTGGGTTTCTACCTTGACGAGATGCAAGGCTCCCTCTCAGTAAAGGATTTAGCCCAGCTCGAGTGGGAAGAGGAAATGGCCGACTCTGAGGAAGAGAATGGCAAGAATGAAGTTACTGGTTATTAATGATTTACTGATAACGGATAAGCTATGATTAATGATTTAGACCTACAGTTGGATGTGGTGTTGCGCTCCCACAACGTCTCCCCTCTTATCGATAAAGATACTCTGGATCAGATCGGTCAGCAGGTAGTCGAGAGTTTTGACTCAGACAGACAAAGTCGTGCTGAGTGGGAGAAGAGGAATGATCTTTCCCTTAAGCTTGCCCTTCAGGTGGTGGAGAAGAAAACTTTCCCATGGCCTGATGCCGCTAATGTTAAGTTTCCTCTACTGACGATAGCAGCCATTCAATATCATAGCCGGGCGTACCCTGCCCTTATTAATGGTCCTCAGCCGGTAGCTTGCAGGACAATGGCTCCTAGCCCTACTCCCCCAGAGTTGCCAGATGCACCGGCACAGGCTCAGCAGATTCTCCAACAGGCTCAGCAAGAGGCTGCCCAGAAGCAGCAAGCTTCTCAACAGGGTGGCGGTCAACAGCAGCAAGAGGACCCTAAGCAGGCGCAGCAGAAGGCTCAAGCTGTTCAGCAGGCGCAGCAACAGGTACAAGCTTGGCAAAAGCAAGTCGATCAAATTAAACAGAAGGCAAAGAAAGAGGCAGATAACTATGCTGCTGCTCAGTTACGAGCGCGCCGTATCCGCGAGCATATGTCTTACCAGATACTCGAAGAGGACCCGCAGTGGGAAGAAGAGATGGACAAGCTCCTTCTCATTCAATCTATCGCAGGCTGTGCCTTTAAGAAGACTTTTTTCGACCCGGTGGGCGGAGTTAATCGGAGTGAATGTGTCGGGCCAAGGGAGTTAGTAGTCTCTTACTATACTAAGAACCTAGAGACAAGTCCTCGCACCACTCATATCATTCCTATGTTTAGGAACGATGTTATTGAGAGACAGATCAGAGGAGTCTTTAATGAATTTACAGATGCTGAATCTCTTAAGGGGGGGCCTACTTATAGTTCTAATCTATTAGGCTCAGCTCTTAATACCGGAGCTGATGATCGGGAGGGAGTGTTCCCTAATCCATCTGATGTAGAGGCTCCTTATGAGCTATTGGAGCAACACTGCTGGATCGACATGGATGGTGACGGCTATAAGGAGCCGTATATCGTCACGGTGCGATATGACACTCGGCAGGTACTCAGGATCGTAGCAAGATTCACAACTATGGATATCGAGGTAGAAGAGGAAAGTAAGAGGATCATTAGGATTACTCCCACTACCTACTTCACCAAATATCCATTTATACCTTCTCCTGACGGAGGCTTCTATGATATTGGATTCGGATCGTTACTGGGACCAATCAACCATAGTATTGACACGGCTCTCAACCAACTCCTTGATGCAGGTTCGCTCAGTAACGCGGGAGGGGGTTTCTTGGGTCGCGGTTTCAAAGGGCGTAAGGGAGATATGCGCTTCAAGCTGGGTGAATGGAAGCAGACCGATTCCACGGGCGATGACTTACACAAGAGTATATTTCCGCTCCCTGTTAAGGAACCGTCAGTGGTACTGTTTAATCTCTTGGGACTCTTGATTCAGTATGGACAGCAGGTCGCGGGTGCGACGGATGTCATGCAGGGACAGGCTCCCGGCCAGAATACTCCTGCTGAGACTTCTAGGAATACGTTAGAGCAGGGGATGAAGGTCTTTAACGGCATCTATAAGAGAACGCACCGGGCACTCACTCAGGAACTACGGAAGCTCTTCGATCTTAATAAAGTCTTCCTTGCCGATGGCAGTAAGTACTACACTCCCAAAGAGGAAGCCAGTAGCAAGATATTTCAAGCTGACTATAGCGGGCCGAGCAGCATGGTTCGTCCTAGTGCTGATGCCTTCTACATGTCGGATTCCCAGAGACTCAATCAAGCTACTGCTGTCCTTCAGGCGAGCACTAGTCAGCCCGGTTATAACCGCTACCTAGCAAATAAACATTATCTGGAATCCCTTAAGGTCAGTGACGTGGATGATCTGTTGCCTGATCCTAAAGGACCTAATGCCATCCCGACTCCGCCTAATCCTCAAGTGCAACTTGCCCAGATGGATGCTCAGATTAAGCAGATGGGCTTTCAGATTAAGCTTAAAGAAGCTCAGCTTAAGATTGCGGCTAATGCAGAGAAGGTTCAAGCAGAGATCAGGCAGCTTAATGCAAATGCTCAGTTGTTGACAGCACAAGCTCAGGGAGTTGATACAGGACATCAGATCGCCCTTATTAACACACAGATCGCTGCTAAGCGTGCCGAGCAAGATGGACAGCTACGCACCCTTGAAGTCCTCAGTGGGGTCATGAAGGATCATTCTGATATTCAGCAGGCTCAACTGGAACAAGCTGCTCCTGCTGCCTTACCATCTCAACAACAAGGAGCATCTGATGCCACTACCGGAGGAGTTTAGTGAATGGCTTTTACAGCCCATGACAGTAGCTTACATGAGTTACTTGAAGGAGCTTAAGAGGAGTACGATGGAGGACTGGGCGGCTGGTTTATATACAGCGGAGTCGGCGGAAGGGACAGCCCAGAAAAATGCAGTTGCCTTGGGTCAGATTAGACTGATCGAGGACTTACTTACTTTAACCGTGGAAGACATTTAACATGACTATGAATAAACAGGTAGATGATTTTACTAGGCAGTATAATGATATGCCGGATGTCCCCGATCTTAAACCTTTCGTCCCGAAAGAACTGGTACAGGAGGAAGAGATCGGTGGGGGCTTTGAGCCTGCTAATAATAAGGTGGTGGTCTATCCCGATCCTATACCGCGCACCTCCGAGGGCGGTATTGCCATTCCCGACGAGATTGCTGAGCGGCAGGAGTTTGCCCAGATATTTGCTACCTTGTGTGCGGTTGGTCCAGATGCTTGGGCTGGTCGGCAAGCCCCAGCAGCACCAGGTGATCGAGTCATGATCGCCAAGTACACAGGACAGTTATTCACAGGAGCAGATGGAAATCGTTATCGGGTCATCCATGATCTCGACATTATCGGTAAGGTTACTCAGAAGGGAGTTTGCAAATGACTTACTATCAACGGAAGTATCGGCTCATGGCTGAAGCTGGTGAAGGTGATGGCAGTGGTGGTGGTGGCAATGATGGAGGTTCGCACGATGACAATGGGCAGGCTGAGCTGATTGCCGAGGCGCGCGCGGACGGCTGGAAGCCCGAGGAAGAGTACACCGGCAAGGGTCAGTGGGTAGATGCCGAGACCTTTGTTAAGCGAGGTCGGGAGATCAATCCCATCCTCAAGAAACATAACGATAAGCTCATGCAGGAGATTCGCACCCTCAAGGCAGCTGTTGACAGCAGCCAAATGAGTGTTAAGGCTCTTCAAGAGCATAACGCTAAGATCGAAGAGAATGCCTATAAAAGGGCTATCGCCGATCTTAAGACTCAGCGGCGCACGGCCATGGTGCAAGGTGATCTCGAAACTGCCGTCACCATTGAGGATGAGATCGAAAGTCTCGAGAAAGAGAAGCCAGCCCCTAAAGCTAAGGAAGAGGCAGCTTCTGCTCCTAAAGTTGACCCAGCCTTAACAGAGTGGGTCGAGGAAAACAAAAGCTGGTACAACGATCAGAACACTGAGATGCTGGACTATGCCAATGTCGTCGGCATCCGCCTGCGTCGGCAGGACCCTGAGAATCTAGTAACAGGTAAGCCCTTCCTTGAGAAGATTCTTGCCGCTGTCAAGAAGCAATTCCCTGAGAAGTTCGGCAGTAAGCGGAAAGAAGGTAGCCCAGTCGAAGGTGGTGGTGGTGGTGGTGGTACTCGCTCTCCTAGCGGTAATGGAGGTACTCGAATGGCCGATCTGCCTGCTGATGCTCGAGCAGCTTTCAAGGACCTTGCCAAGGAGGATTGGTATATCGATTTGGCGAAGAGCCAGAAGCTTACTCCTGAGCAACTCTACATCAAAGACTATCGCCCTTAACTAATAGGAACCATCATGAAACTCACTCCACCTAAACCAGCTGTACCAGTCTCACCACAAGTGCGCCGCACCGCTGAAGATATTTCCGCACAAACTAAAAATATGGTAGACTCTTTTAAACAATCTGAGAAAGCCCCTGAAGCGGAATTCATCCGTGTACCTTTCGGGTCAGCTCAATCCCAGCTTGACGCAGTAGCAATCGAAGGCTATCACCTTCACTGGATCAATGACTGGCATCCTCAGTTCACTGATCGCATTACACAAGCGCAACAAGCAGGCTATCGTTTTGTCACGCAGCAGGAAACAGAAACAGCCCGCCTTCTCGGAGCAAGTACAGCCGATCTAGGGGGAGCAAGAGTTAGCCGCACAGTAGGCACTCGACCATCAGGCGAACCTATCACAGCCTACCTCATGAAGATTCCCACCGAGTGGTGGCTGGATCATCAAAAGGGAGTCTGGGATCACGCCGATAAGGTCGATCAGGCCATTCGTCGCGGGGCAGCAGGTGCTAAGATCGATGGAGGTTATAACCCTACCAGCGATCCTATTAAACTCGTTTCTAAACTGCAACAGGGTGACTCTGAATAAGAGGCCCTAATTGACAAGGTGATTTAAATGGCAAATCCAAATGCACCACACGGGATGAATCCCGTTATGCACTTGAACGGCCTGCCTTGGAATCAAGTTGCCCGGATGTACTGCATCCCCCAGACTGATACGTCCGCGTATGGTATTGGAGATACAGTCTTCTCGGCTACCGGTTCCGATGTAGCTGGTGTAACCAACGTCCAACTCGCTACGGCTTCGTCCCTGAACCGTGGTGTTATCGTTGGTATTGTTGTAGCCCCTACAGCTCAGCAATATCCAGTGCCGAATCAAGTTCCCAATCTCAACCTCATGACTATCCCGGCGACTAAGCTGTCCGCCTACTATGTCATGGTCGTTGACGATCCGTTCGTGATCTTCGAGATCATGGCGAACAACACAACTGCTCTCACAGTGTCGTCCAACAATGCCAATCTGTTGCCCGGCACTCTTGGTACTAACACTCTGTCCCAGACAGTTCTCAATAGCGCCACTATCGCTACTACTAACACGTTCCAACTCAAGATTCTTGGGATGGCTCAGCGTGTTAATGTAGACAAGCTGGCATTCACACCACTGCTGGTTAAGTTCAATACTCATGAACTGACTACTGCAACTGGTACAACCGGCGTCTAAGGGGAATACTCATGGCTGGTATCATCAATACAAGTTCCCATCCCAAGGCGCTGTGGCCCGGCGTCAAGGCATGGTGGGGTCGTACTTACGCGGAGCATGCTGAAGAATGGCCTATGCTCTTCGACAAGGCGACAAGTAAGCAGAACTATGAAGAGGACGTGCAGATCACAGGCTTCGGTCTGGCTCCTGTCAAGTCTGAAGGTTCCGCAGTCACATATGACTCAGAAGTGCAAGGCTGGATTTCCCGCTATATCCATGTAACCTATAGCCTTGGCTATATCGTTACTGAAGAAGAGCTGGAAGATGACCTCTATACTGAGATCAGCAACCGCCGGGCCGGTGCATTGGCCTTCGCCTTCCGTCAGACCAAAGAGAACGTTGCTGCTAACGTCTACAACCGCGCCTTTAATACAGGCTTCCTCGGCCCTGATGGTCAACCACTTTTGTCCACAGCTCATGTGAACACCAGCGGTGGCACCTTCTCTAACAAGCTGGCTATCGATGCTGACTTGTCGGAAGCTTCTCTGGAAGACTTGATCGTGCAGATGATGGGTGCGCAGGATGACCGCGGTCTCCTCATCAACGTGATGCCAAAGTGTTTGGTCGTTCCTCGACAAGAGTGGTTCAATGCGAATCGTATCCTGAAGACTGTCTTCCAACCGGGGACTAGTAACAATGATATCAACGTACTGAAGGCCACTAATGCCATTCCAGAGGGCATCTACCTGAATCATTATCTGACCGCTCCTCATGCATGGTTCATTCGCAGCAATGTGCAGAACGGCATGAAGATGTATCAACGGGTGCCTATCTCGTTCGAGCAGGACAATGACTTCGATACAGGCAATGCTAAGGCTAAGTCCCGTGAACGTTATTCGTTCTACTGGACTGATCCTCGCGGCCTCTGGGGCAGTAACGGCCCTTAAGGGAGTAGTCATGCCTCTGAAAAAAGGTAAGTCGAAAGCTGTAGTCAGCTCCAATATAGCGGAGCTGATGCGCAGCGGCAAACCTCAGAAGCAGGCTGTTGCTATCTCTTTAAGCAAGAGTGGCAACAGCCGTTCCTCTTCTAAGGCCCCTGTTAAGAAATCTAGGAGCAAGCGATGAAATCACCCCTCAAGGCTAAGGTTAAGAAAGCTGCTAAGGCTGTTCGCACCAGTATGCCCGCAGCTAAGGGCAAGAAGGCCCTCTTCGGTAAAATGCAGAAGGCCATCTCCAAGAAGATGAAAGGTTAGCTATGTCTAGCAGAGAGCAGAAGGATTATAAGTTAGGGATGCAAAAGAAAGGCATCTCTCTCACCAATCAACCGGCTATGTCAGTCCCTCAGAAGGCTAACAAGGTCAGCAATAAAGAACCCGGCCTCGGCGCGCGGACTATCTCGCACCCGTACAAGGCTTCCAAGAAATCCATCTAGGAGCTATTCCATGACTACGCCTACTCGCTTCCCCGGAGGCTTCACCCAAGCCGCCACTTTTCAAGCTCTCCGCAATATGGGGAGTGAGGACCCTTTCTATTATCATCAGTTTGCTGATGACTTCGATGGCAATAATGCCAATGCTTATACGGAGACCATTACTACTGCTGGTACGATTGCCAATACACCAGCAGATGGCGGTGCGCTTCTCTTCACCACTAATGCCACCACACCTCTGGCTACAGACATTGCGGCCATTCAGCTGAAGGCGGCTTCTTTCACTTACACCCAAGGTAAGAAGCTCTTCTATTATACGAGAGTCGCTTCTGGTGGAGTTGCCAATCCAGCATGGCTGGTCGGCATGATCCAGACCACGGCCACTCCATTCACAGTAGTTAATGGCATCTACTTCAGTAAAGCTACTGGCTCTACTACTATCAATCTGATTACTGTGGTAGCTAGTGTTGCAACGACTACTCCTCTCACTACATTGTCAACCGCATTTGGAACAGCCTCAGCTGGTGCAAGTCTCGATCTGTCCTTTGAGGTTAGTGCTAACGGCGATGTCGTAGTGTCCGCTGGCATCAACGTCAGTCTCACTGGAGCTGTTTTGCAAAGTGGCACCGGTGCGAATACCCCGGCTTTCCTCTGTCTTACCCAATGTATCACTGGTCTCACCCTTCCGACAGCTATCCTGAACCCAACTATCGCCCTCCAGTCTGGTACGGCGGCTAGTCAGACTCTGCAAGCCGACTTCATGCTGGCTGCTAAGGAGCGCTAAGATGACAGTCGTTGCGGTCACTCAACTACTGGAGGATGGGAATGAGAACACCATCCTCCGGTTTGTGGGCAATGTCAATGCGGTTCCGGGCGCGAACACTCTCCTGATCGATCCGGCTACTCTCAGTGACATGGGACCTTATGCTGGAGTTAAGGCTAAGAATCTTCGAGTCAAGAAGGTGATCTTCGATATCGAGGATGGCCTCTCGATGCAACTTCTCTGGGGAGCTACTACCCCTCTGGAGTTCGAGGCTCTCATTGGGCGAGGAACTCATGATTACCGGGATGCCGGAGGCTTGCAGAATAACTCCGGAGTCGGTCGTAATGGCACTATCCTGTATAACTTCGAGTTCACAGGTACGCCCGGTATCCTCGATTTTGCCGTCACTCTCTACCTAGGGAAGCAGCCATGATCTTCGATCTCAATGAAGTAGTGCAGTGGAAAGGTATCAACCTTAAAGTGGTTGGAGAGGGGGAAGGAACCATCTTTGCCAATAGCTTAGATGAAGCACAATCTACCCGAGTGTGCGATGTTCCTGCTGCTTTCTCTCACCTCGATCAGGATGGTAATCCCATTCCTCCTTCAGTGGAAGAGGACCTACTTACAGGGTTAGCTCCTACCGGAGAATAAGATGGGTGCGCGGGACTACTACAAGAAGGGTGACTGGAATGCCATCTGCGATGTATGTGGATTCAAGCGCAAAGCCAGTGAAATGAAAATGCGGTGGGATGGTATTATGTGCTGCCCGGAGGACTGGGAGCCTCGCCAGCCGCAAGATTTTGTTCGGGGAGTGCCTGATGACCAGACAGTTCCGTGGACGCGCCCAGAGCCTCCTGACGTTTTTGTGATCCCACCTCTTGCTTTACTGGATACCTTCGGCCTTCCCCTCACCGACACTAACGGTGATTATATCTACACAACAGGTGCATAATGCCTAATCAAGGTTCTTATCCAATCGGCGGGCGGCAACTTGCTCTTACAGATACTGCCACGGGGGTTGTCACTGGTTCTACAGCTGATATCCCTATCTCTTATATTACTACATTGACGCAACAGACTATGCTGGGGACTTTCTCTGGCTACCTGTCTGTTGATGGCATGGGGAATCTTTCTGCCTCTAACAGTATTCCTGCTGGCAGTGTTACTGGTCTAGGCAGTATGGCTAGTCAGAACTCTGGCAGTGTTAGTATCACTGGAGGGAGTATTAATGGAACTTTCAGTGGGAATGCTGTTGGATTAAACATTGGCGGGAATGCTGGTACAGCCACTCTAGCAGCAACTGCGACACAGGCAATTAATGTAGTTGGTGGGACAGCTAATCAAATACCTCGACAATCAGCTGCTGGAACTACTGTGTTCATAGCCGCTCCTACCACAGCTAACACAGTGTTAACTTGGAATGGTGCCGCTTTGGGTTGGGTAGCTCCTGCCGTTTCTACCTCATTGCCTCCTAGGAATTACATTGATGGTTTTACTATTGCTCTTGGCGATCCGTCAGCTAGCGGAAACCTTACTGCATTTCTTCCTTCTTTTGGGCAAGCTGCAAATAGCACTAACACCATTTTCATAACCAACAGCACTGCATATACTACTGGTAAGCTTCTTACAGCTTGGGTAGCCGGCGATAACCATGGCGGTAAATTATCTGCTGCCGCTCTCATCGCCAATCATACCTATCATTGGTACACTATCTCTAATGCAACTGGAAGTCTTGTAGACTTTGGCTTTGATGCTTCTGCTACCAGTCCGACTCTCCCTTCAGGTTACACTACTTTTCGGCGAATTGCCTCTCTTATCTATGATGGAAATGGCTGGGTAAATGTATGGAATCTTGGGGATGACTTTTTTTATCTGCATCCTCCTACTGTGTCTCAAGTTAATCCCGGAACTGGGGCAGTTTCTTTAACCTTGCCTTTGCCTACAGGAATCAATGTGTATGCTAATATTGGTTTAGTGGCAACTGAGCTAACAGCCTTTGCGGTTGTGTTAAGTAGTCCCGATCATTCAGATTTTAATTCTCCTTCCACAGCAGGTCCATTGGACGTGGCCGAAACTACAACACTAAGTATAGGATATTCCAATAAGAAAATCTTGACTAACACTTCCGCTCAAATTACGACTCAACGTTCAGTAAGTGCAGCGGCAGATGTGTTTAATGTAACAGTGCATGGCTGGACTGACCTTAGAGGTAAGAATAGTTAATGGACTGCCCTGTCTGTGGCCGCACTCCTCCTTATTGCAACTGTGACTACTCTCTCATAAGCACATATGACTACTACCTTCTCAGTTACCCGCGACGAAATTTGCACAGCAGCTCTTAAGGAATGTGGAGCGCTGGAGACTAAGCAAATTCCTGATCCTGATGATCTGGCAGATGTAGCCCAGTCTCTTAATATAATTATCAAAAGTTGGGTCAAGGGTGGGATGCCTCTGTGGAAGGTAGTCGAAGTCACCTTTCCAGTTGTAGTTGGTCTTAGGGAATATCCAATTGGCACTACTGCTAGTGGAATTGGCTCTATCGTTACTGATCGTCCACTTCGCATTCTTAATGCTTTTATTCGCACCGAATCTACTTTTAATGACACTGATCTTATTCGCCTCTCTCGCGAGGAGTATGAGCAGCTGGGCGCTAAGTTTGATAAGTCAGTGCCTAATTCTTATTATTACCAGCCACTCATC